CATCATCTTGGTGATCGAGTAGTTGAAGTCACCAGACAGGCCATTATTCAGCAACTCACGCTCTTGCTTTTGCGCGATTGCCTTGAGGATGTCGGAAAATTCTTTGTCCTTGTCCCGCGCCCAATCGTGACAGGTCTCTCGGTGAATGCCAATCTCACAAGCCAGACCCGCGACCGATGGCACCTTGTCACCTGCTGCGATCCATCCGCCTTTAGCGTAGTCCCAAGCGGCCTTGACGATCTTGGGCGTGTAATCAGTTGGTCTTCCAGCAGCCATGACATACCTCATCTCGACACATAGCGGTATCGGTCGCTGCGGCATCTTACATCAGTTTGGGTGCTGTTTCAATCTAGCTATCTTATCAAGCACTGATAACCCAAATTCAGACGTTGGATCGAACCACCATAGCTGCTTTTGGCTGTGGTCTTTGTTGGCTGGGTTCCTGATGATGCTGTGGACACCTGTCGGTTCCTTCCGCACCCGTGCAATGGCGCCGATGCAGGCGTTCTTGGTCATGCCAACCAGATGTGCTGCGTCCTTGTGGGTTAGTCCCACGTTCTCGACGAGGTGCAGCGCCATGAGGATTTGTTCGTCCTTCTGGCGGTCTAGCGTTCCATGCATTGGATTTCTCCTGCCAGTGCCAAATATCCATTTGCATCTACATATGAATCGACGTGATCTGGGTTGCCTTTGATACGGGCAATTTTGAACAGGGTCATCATCATGGCAACGTCGAAGCCATTGACGGTGCATATCTCGCGCCCGTGCATCCACCATGACCAGAGGTCTGCCACGTTGTCGAAGTTGTCTTCTGCATCCCCGTGCGTAGCATCGCGGTCTTTGGTGATGTATTGGCTTGCGGTCTGTAGGATTTCTTCGCGGTTCATTTGTTTCTTTCCGGGCAATCACGCCCTTCGTTGCAGTTGTGGTTGCATGGCGGGCAGGTGTCGAGGCCATCTCGGTATTTCGTGGCCGCTGCTTTCAGCCGCGCTATTGTTGCTACATTGGTTGAATCTATGATCCGTTTGAAGTGCGATGAACTAAAGCCAAGCGCTCTTGCTGCTGCGGCCATTGTGGGAAAATGCACACCCTCAATGGTGACGGGTCGCTTTTTTGTTGTGCCTAGACCTACCATGTCCATGCGCCCACGAGCCAGTGCTGAATAGATTGCTTCTTCTGTCACATCCATCGCTGCCGCAGCTGCGCGGACTGTGGGAAACCTTTGGCCCCGAATTTCTACAATCATCAAGACAAATCCTTTGGGCGTGGCATAGGCCGTGGGCTGACGATGATCTGATCTGTGTAAAGGCAGCGCATCATAGTGTATTCCATGTCATTAGCTTTAGCTAAAGCAATAGCTTCGTCCATTAGATCGCCGCACTCCATGTCGGCGGGTAGTTTGTAGCCAGACTGAGAGCCGTCGATCCATGTGATGAGTAAGATGGCAAGTAGTTTCATTTCTTTCTCCCGTTGGGGCAGTTACGCCCCTCGTTGCAGTTATGATTGCAGGGTGGGCAGGTCATTTCCCACCCTCCAGTTCAGCCAGCACGGCGCGGGCTTTATCTACAAGTTCAAGTCTCTCAAAGTATTGGCCTTTCATCCTGATGATTGTGAATGTGCATTGCGATAGCATTTGAGTGGTATCCCGCAGCGCCTCCACAGCCTTGGCGAGTTTGGCTTCGGTTTGATCAATGCGGTCGGCCATTTGGTCAAATGTTGGCGGATCGTAAACATCTGGGGCGCTGCGGTGCGCTTTGATGCGATCCATAAGTGCGTTAGTCATTCCGTTTCTCCCACAGGGTTTTGATTTTTGCTTTAAGTGCATTGCGTTGGTTCTCGCGCCAAGTTGCAATGAAATCCCGTCTTGCCTCAACTGTCCTCAGTTCCATCGCGTATCGCGCAGCGCTGTTTAGCAGTTCCTCATTACACGCTGCGTTGTAGGCTTCCTTGCTGTCTCTGCTCGGCAAGTAGACCTCGCCCATTCCCACTGCATCACCCACTTGCCAAACCCTCACAGCTTTATTGGCTTGCGGGCGATGTAGGCAAACTTGCCCGGACCCAACCTGCGCTGGTAAAGAATGCACTTGCCTTGGTTGTAGAGTTCCAACGCATCGGCCTTGTGCTTGCCTGCGGCGTATTCACCTATGTGATATACCACCTCGTCGCCGCGCTTCATTGAGTCCAGCATGGTGTGCAGGACACCGCGCTGGTCTTTGACGATGTTATATTCCATGCGCTCGCTCAAAATGGAATTTCCGAATCATCCAGATCGGCGCGGCTGCTAGTCTGCGGCTCTTGTTCGCTGCGTTCCTTCGTGCCGCCCATAAACGTCAGGTCTTGCACCGAAAGCGTCAGACGGCCTTTGCCTTCGTAAACATCAACACCGGGGCGACCAGACACCACCAGCTTCGTGCCTTTGACGATGTGGCTGCTTAGGCTGTCAGCCCGCTTGCCCCAGATGCTGCATTGCACCCAAGTGCTGTCGCGCTTTTGGCCGTTCTTGTCTTTGCCATTGTCGATGGCGATGGAGAATCCCAGCACGGGTTCGCCGCCCTGTGTGTTGCGTAGCACAGCGTCCTTGCCGACGTTCCCAGCGATTGTCATGGTTAGCATTTTTCTCTCCTTGTTTGGTTCTCGTTAGATCACCGTATAGATTGCGCCAAACCGCGTAAACATCTTTCTTGCATTTGGCGCAACTATTTTCACATTACACTTTCGATGAAGGCTTGCGCTGCTTGGGCAACGATTGCATTGCCGTAACCGCGCAGGCGTCCCACTCTGGCGGCAGACCCATGAGCCAGCGGGGATGTGCCGGGTTCAACTGGCCGCCACTTTCCATCTCGGCAGAAGAGCCAATCAGCATCTCGCCAGTGGCCGTTAGTCGCGCTGGGCCGATCATCTTTGACATCTGCGTCAGGCTGGTTCCCGTCATTCCCGCTGTTATCCCAGACCCCGCCCGCTCCCCGTCCGATGCCGCTGGTGTCGGCCAGCCCGACCTCGCCGCCGCCATGTTCAGCGTCATGTTCTTGGCCATTGGATCGTATTCTATCCCTCGCGCCGCGTCCGTCACTGTTGATGTCGGCCAGCCCGCCAAGGCCGCTGCATTCGGAACTGTATCCGCTGGATGATCCTTGCGTTCCTGTCGGCCCGCTCCACTCTCGCCCTTGTAATCCCGTGATGCCGGCGTCGGCCACGTTGCCAACTGCGCCGTGTCTTGCATTGTCACTTGCCGACCCGCTGCCGTCCGCGCCAAGTTCTTGTCCACGTCCTGATAGGCTCCCTTGCCATCGTTGGTGTTGGGCGTCGGCCATCCCGTGATCGCTGCCACGTCTTTCAGCGTGACCTGCACCTTCTTGCCGTCCAGCGTAATGCCCGTTGCCGACGTTCCCTCTGGCGGTGTCTGACCACCGCTCGGTGTTGTAGGCGTCGGCCAGCCTTGTTCCAACCCACCAGAGCCGTTGTCTGATATGCGGCGCACCGACGCCCGCAGCGCATAGATCGACCGCCCCCCCGGCGTAGCCCGTTGCTTCCAGGTCAGACAATACAAGGTCGAGCCAACCAAGGCCGTCTTTGCTTGCAACTTGCTCACCAAGGACGATTGCAGGCTGGCACTGGCTGATGAGGTGATGGAAGGCTGGCCACAAGTGCCGCTCATCATCAAATCCTGCTCCTTTGCCTGCCGCGCTGAAAGGCTGGCACGGGCATGATCCTGTCCATACAGGACGATCATCGGCCCATCCTGCTCTGCGCAAGGCGTATGACCAGACGCCAATGCCGGCGAAGAAGTGGCACTGAGTAAATCCAGCAAGCTCAGTTGGTATAACATCCTCGATGCTCCGCTCGTCAACTACGCCATCAGCGATGTGACCCTGTTTGATTAATTCCCGCAGCCAAGCAGCGGCCTTTGGGTCATATTCGTTGTAATATGCGGCCATGCTCATTCCATCCGCTTCACGCCAAAGCCAACGTCCCGCATGATTTCCGCAGCCCGTTCTGCTGTCAGGGGTTCACGCGGTTCTGGCTTATACTCTATGCCGCGCTGCTTCCTCTCCAGCACCCAAGACGCTGACGCTACGCCGTCCATCTCAACCCTACACCGAGCCACGATGTCACCCTCTAGCGGGCGTTTCCGGCGGTCTGTGTTGGCATCTGACTTCCACCAGCGCACG